CTATGAGGTTGAGTATGAAGAAAACAAGATGATGAATCTAAAGGCAGACGAAAAGAGTTTAGACGCCCGATTTGCCTACATTGAAGAGTTCGTACAAGGATCTTACACAAGACCTAAATACGTACTTGAAAAGATCACACAGGTACAGATTTACTTTTGCCGGTTCGCTGAATTTCAAAACTCTGCAATGGATCGGGAAAACTTAAGGAATCAGATTGAAACTGAAATGGTATTACCATTCATGCGCAGATACAATGATTCAGGAATATTCGATAGGGTTGATAACTTCAAGTTCTATACACCCCTTCCACGGTTCGACGCCAACGAAGTATCTATCATGCTTCAATTCGATTGTAAACAAAATATATGCTGACAAAAAGAAAGCAAAAAGACACTTTAAAAATGGGAAAGTGTCCGGTACCCGTCGGACGAATACAAACAAAAGAAAGCAAACAATGAATTTTAATATCAAATAGTCAAAAATGAACGTCGGAGAATTAAAAACAAGCGATAGTCTGCCAAAATTCAGGAACCCACCACCCCCACCCGCTAAGAAATTAGTTCATATCAACATCAAAGCAGGTGATATGAACTTTGGACAGCGCATTGAGTTGGGTAAAATTGCGGCACTCGATTGTTCAGAGCTTGAAAAGTTTGAAAAAGTATTCATTTGCCTGCATAAATTTAAACCAACACTGAAAGATTGTTCAAATCTACTTGATTATTTCGCCGAAATCATTGAGGGTTTAAAGTTTTGGATTGATCAGGAAACAACTTTACTAAAATACGAACCTTCCATTGAAGAAAAAAGAGCCGGTGTAAAAGAACTCAGCGAAAAGATAGGCGAATTCGGAACAATCAAAGCACTGGCGAAAGCATACGGGAAAGATCCGGACGAAATACTACTATGGAAATATGGTAAAGTATTCGGGATCCTCTTTACTGATTTGGAAGAGCACAAATTTCAGGTGAGATACAACAAAGTCATTGAATCAAAATTTAAATCATGACAACTCAACATATCCTAAAAGAAGAGCTTGACATTCTAAAATCTGATATCATAGTTAGAATAGAGAATAGTAAACAAGTGGCAACCGGTAAGACTAAGGCCTCATTTGAAACTAAATCAACTGATTTAAATGGTCAACTATTGGGAGCTTCTTACGTCGGAGTATTTGAACGAGGTCGAAAACCGAGCGGAGTTCCAAGGGATTTTATAGACATCCTTAAGAGGTGGGCGCAAGTAAAAGGGATTTCTTTTGAGAATGAAGAAAAGTTTAATCTTTGGGCCAACGCTGTAAAATGGAAGATGATTAAAGAGGGAACGAAACTTTACCGAAGTGGACAAACTCAGGATATTTTCACGACACCTGTTGAACAGTTCAGTTCAAGACTTGCAAAACGGTTTATAATTTATTACGAAAGCGAAATACTTAATTCAATATTCACAAAATGATAGTAACTAAATATCCTTCTAAGATTCACACGGCTTTCAATCCTGTTATTATAGAGATTTTAAAAGAAGCTGAAGCAAAAGCCTTGATTAAGATTAGCAGCGCGGCGGATGATATTCTTTGTTCCAGGGAATATTTTAATAACGTTGCAACTTTCAACTTGTCTGATAAGCTTAAGAAAATGTTTCGTGATGAAGTGGTTGAAATAACTTTAGGAGCAAATAAAATCTATCAGGATCACAATTTATTCGTTGAGTATTCAGTTATTGACTGGGTAGAAAACTCATGGTTTCTTGTCGGTGGAAATGTCGTACTAGATAATCAGATGGCTTTAAATGCAGTGGTTCAGGTCGGACAATCATCCGTTGTAAATAAACAAGGAATGTTCTTGACTAACTTCGACCTTTTAAGATATTATCCCGGTTACGAAAGAATGCTTTCATGTTTAAGTTTTGAAACCGGAACGACCTATATCCGGTTCGATGGTGAAAACTTTAATTCAGTAGATGTAAAACATTTCTGTATTCCAATTACTGAACATTTCTCAGTCGAAGTCTCTAATCAGAATACAGATCCATTCTTAAGAGATAATCAAGGGAGACTGATTACAGCTAATTCAGGCGTACCAATTGAGGTATGGTCAACCGCTCCCGGATTCATTCAAAATATTAAAACTATCGAAACACAAATACCCTCTTCACCTTTTTATGTCAAGTGGATAAATCAACAGGGTGGCTGGGATTACTGGATGTTCTCTCATAGACAATATCTTTCAAGAAACATAGCCAATCAGGTGGTTTTTAATCCTTACACAGAGGATCAGTTAACAGCAAAAGGATTTGCAGAACTTATCTCGATTGATGGAATAGAAAAAGTAAAAGTCGGAGCACCTTCACTGAATGAGAATGATTATGATTGTGTTTCAAAATTGATTTACTCACCTTCTATAATGTGGTTTAACGAAGAGACGGGCAAATGGAATACTATCTTAATCGAACCCTCAGATAATACGAAAGATACCCGGTCAACTTTTAATGATTTGGAATTTACCTTCTCATTACCTACTCCACAACTTCAATTCTAATGAGCGTATATGAAGCTATATTAACCTTAGAACCCTCAATGATAGATTTACTTCTATCAAAGGGTTATATGCGTTCATCGGTTCAGAGGGATCTTACAATTTATAAATTCTACATGAACGAAAGGATCTCTTTAGGATATTTACAGGCTAGGACTAATACCGCTGAGAAATTCTTTACAAGTGAAGAAACTGTTGCACGCATAATTCAAAGAATGAAATGATAAAACTACTGATTGAAATCGACAACATTTGGAGCATCTTAGATTTGGGAGATGATAAGCCGGCAATGAATTATCAGGCTAATAATATTGCTGAACTAAAAAACCGACAGGCGGACTACTCTCAAAATCTAAAACTACCACCAACTAAGAATAATTGCCAACTTTTTGGTAATTCAGATTCTTTCGATGTGATAACTGATTTTCCATACCAGAAACATAACTGTAGACTATTTTCAAATGATTCAGTACTTGCGGGACCTGGTTCATTTCTTATTCTTGATAGAGTAACGGACTGCTTTGAAGTTCAAATATTAAGTGGTAACGCTGATTTATTCACGACATTGGGAAATAGTAAAATGTCGGATCTCAATTTAGGATCATGCATTTTAGGTGCTAAAAATATTTATGATGGATTTACAGATGGTAAGTATTGTTATTCTTTAGCCACTTTCTTAAAAGGCGGATCATCCGTTATCAATCCTTCATTAGAACATGCCTACCCGTTTGTATTTATCAAGCCAATCATTGAAAATATTCTCAAATCAAATGGGTATAACCTTCCGGATGGGATATTAGAAACTAATCTAACAGATGATCAATGGAATAAAAAAGCACTATCCCTTTGCTCTCTTATTTCAAGTCCTGACAGCTTTGATTTATTCAAAACAGCCGAAGGGTATATCAATTCATCATACGATACAGGCGGGGCAGGATACGGAGGACACTTAGTTGATAGCGGTAATGGTACATTTTCAAAAGTTGACAATCAAAGTTTTAGATTGATATCCAAAATCAATGGAGTAATAAAATTAAACATAGTAAAAACTTTAATTTCCGGACTTAATCCAATTACTCTACTAATTGAAATAGTAAATGAAACATCTGTAGAAACTATTAAGACTATAACCGACACTGGACTTACTTCAGAGGTGATTGATATAAATGTCAATCAGGGAGATAGTATAAAGATGACCGTTACGTTCGTATTTCCTTCAAGTGGATCATCTTTGCGTGTATCATTCAATACGAGTGATTACATTTCAAATACCGTTCCGGTTGGTGGTAAACTTTATTTCGCCCCTAACATTGGTTTTGATACGCAACTTGATTTTTTTAAAATGTTCGTTCAGTTATTCGGTCTTACCATTTCAGTTGATTACGAAACTAAAACGGTAAAGGCTTTTACAATGCAAAAACTTTACTATAATAAACCGATCGCAAAAGATTGGAGTAAAAAACTAAATGATATAAAAACAAACGAGCTAAATTTTCAAACCCTTACGGCTTCTTATGGACAATCCAACTTTGTCAGGTTCGATGACAACACAGATGACAATGTAAAAGATTCCGGATCTTTTCTTATTCAAAACAACACACTTCAAATTACGAAAGATCTATTCGGGATAAAATTAGAAGCTGGATTAGATGTTTCAATCGGATCACTAAGTATTGCTAATATTCCTATCGAAGAAAAGGACACTGAAGGCGTAATAACTTTCAAGGGTGGAAAATCGCATATTATAGATATCATAGAGATTCACTTTACAGATCCTCGCTTTCCTGAAATTTTAATAAGAGAGCTAATAGCGAAACATGCAAAAGTTCAATCATTCATTGACTCTTTTTATCCCGGTCTTATCACGATGCTTTCAGATGCAAAATATAAGACTGATCAGTTCTATTTAACTGATCAGGATATTGAGGACTTTGATCCGTTCATCCCTGTTTACATATCAAAATACGGAGCGTATTTTTACGTAAATAAAATTAATAATTACATCTCAAAAACTTTAACTAAGGTCGAACTTGTCAAATTATAACCATGGACGAAACTAAAAAAATACTTCTCAACGTAGAGATCCAGAATGCTGAAGCAATAAAAAGGCTCGCAGAAACAAAAGTCCAGGTTGCCGGATTAAGAGCCGAACAAAAGAACCTTGACATGTCCACCGATTCCGGACGTCAACAATTTGAGATTTTAGGCCAACAAATCAAAGCCCTGAATACTAATGCTCTTACGTATCAAAAAACTATTCAAAGCAATGTCAAAGCTCAGAATGAAGAGAAAGATAGTAATGATGGGTTAAAGGCTCAATTATCTTTACTGACAGCCGAATATAATAAATTGAGTAAGGCAAAAAAAAATGATGAGGGTGGAAAAGCAATGCAAGCATCCATTAAAGGTATATCAGATGATTTAAAGAAAGAAGAGGCGTTAATAGGAGATCATCATAGATCTATTGCAGAATACGAAAATGCTTTAGGTAGGTTACCGGGAGTCTTTGGAGAAATGCAAGAAAAAGGGCAATCCGTTTTAGTAGCTTTAAGAACTCGATTTGAAAGTACTAAAGATATGGTTATGCAGTACTCAGAAGCTGTTAACGTATCGAAGGTTGCACAGGCAGAAGCTGCCGTAGCAGCACAAGCGGCAACCGTTGCAGAATCAGAGTTGGCAGCAGCAGAAGCCGCCGGAACCGCAACCGCGTCACAAGCCGCCGCCGCTGAAGCACTGAGAGGAACGGCAACGGTAGCGGCAACGGTAGCCACAGAAGCGAGTAGCGCGGCAATGAAAATATTTAGAATTGCCTTAATGAGTACCGGAATCGGTCTTCTTGTTGTCTCATTGGGTGCTGTTGTGGCTTATTTCACTCAGACGAATGAAGGTAGTAAGCTCTTTTCACGTCTCATGTCAGGGATTAACGCAGTAATTCAAACAGGAGTTAAGATTTTAGGCTCTTACGGAAAGCTTTTGGTTGATATAGTCACTCTGAATTTTAAAGAAGTTGGGAAAGATGTGGGTGTTTTAGTTGATAATGTCAAGAATGCCGGCACCGAAATGGGTAAAACTTATGAGGCCGGGCGAAAAATTACGGATGATAGACAAAAACTAACTAAAGCCGAAAGGGATTGGTCAACTGAGAAGATCAAACAACAGGGAATCATGGATGTTTTAGCGCTTAAAATTCGACAAGCGGACACCTCAACAGCAGAAAGGAAGAAAGCTAAAGAGCAGGCCATGAAAATCGATGAGATGATTTTTGAAAAAGACATGAAATATGCTAAAGAGAATCTAAGGATAGTAAACGCTGAACAAGCCCTTAAGTCTAAAAAAGATTATCAAGCAATTGCGGACGCAAAAAACCGAGTGGAGCAAACTATCGCTGAAGATAATAAATATGAACAAAGCATTAAAAACAGAATGGGACGTGTCAACAATATGGACACGAAAAACGCCACTTTAAGAATTAAAAATGAAATTGCAACTACTGAAAAACTACTTGTTGAACGTGGGAAGTCATTGGACGCACTTGAAAAAAGTACCCTTATATCTGAGGACGTTTACAATGCACGAATCAAACAAGCTAAAGATCTTCAACAGGAAGAATTAACCCTACTTGACAGGAAAGCTATTGCAGAGAAAATGAGTGATAATGCCGTTCTCATTGCAAAAGAAAATATAAATCAAGCATCACTTAAAAGGCAAAAAGATTTAATCACTGAAAGAGTAAATCTTTTAATCACTGCATCTCAATACGAGATGACACTTGAAAGAAGTAAATCAGATGAAATTATTGCAGGTAAAAAACAGACCGTTGAACAACTTTACTTCTTAGAGCTTCTCAGAATAAAACAGGATCGCGACGAACAAATCAAAGAACAAAATTTAAAGTTAACGGCTGATCCACTCTATCAGGCAGAGCATGACAAGCAAGTTGCTTTGATTACTCAACAATCAAGAACCAAAGAAGCTCAAGCTAATTTCTCCTATGATGAAAAAGAACGTCAAAGAAAATTAGATGCTGAACAAACAGACCTGAATAATCAACTTGAATTAGTCCAGGGGAATATTGATGCTGAATATGCTTTAAAACTCAAAGGACTCGAAGCGCAAAGGAAAGCTGAATTATTGGCAGCCGAAACGAGCGGTGCAAGTGTATTGCTCATCAATGCTAAATTCAACAAGTTAGAATCGGATAGCGAAAACGAAAAGTTTCAAAGGAAATTTGAAAATATAAAGAAGTGGGCCGATGAATCAATGAAAATTCTTACAGCCGGTAATAATCTTTCAAAACAAATTGAAGCCGGACAGTTACAAGATGCTGAAGAATCAAATACGACAAAGACAAAGGATTTAGATGATCGATTAGCAAAAGGACTAATCACTCAAAAAGTTCACGATGATGGAGTAGCAGCCTCAGCGGCTGAACTGGATAAGAAGAAAGCAAAAATAGCACACGATCAAGCCGTAAGGGATAAGGCATTAAATATTATGAGCGTAATAATAAATACAGCAGCCGCAATTATGGCGCAATTAAAAATAGGTCCGGCCGGTATTCCTTTGGCTATTGCCGCGGGTGTAACAGGAGCTATCGAACTTGCTACCATTATTGCAACACCCGTTCCAAAAGCTTCAAGAGGTATGTTATTAAAAGGAAAGTCACACGCCCGGGGCGGTATTCCAATTGAAGCTGAAGGAGGGGAAGCAATTATAAATAAAAATTCTACTTCTATGTTTGGGGGTATTCTTTCAGCTATGAATATAGCTGGGGGTGGTGATGCTTTCTCGAATCAACCTTATACAATTCCGGACGGTGGTTACACTTCAAGACAAACAATCTCTTCAGGTGGTGGAATAACCAAAGGAGAAATGAATGAGATCATGAAACAATTAAAAGTTTATTCGACTATACAAGATATTAGAAAGGCCGATGTAAACTATTCTAAAATTGAGGACAGAGGAACCTTTTAAAAATTACAATTTGTTGTTGACAAGGGTTGGGGCTGTGAAGTTCTGACCCTTTTTTGTGCACTGTCAGAAAATTGACATTTGCAAATATTAGCTAAAATATACTTTTGTGTAGTTAAAACAAAAAGATAGCAGATGAAAGAAATCAGAGTATATAAAGCGATTGACAAAGAGGATATTTTCTTTTCCTTTTTCGGAGAAGAGGATCCATTCTCTTTTTCAGCCGATGCTATTCATAAAGTCTTTGACGAAAATCCGGAAGAGAAAGAATTTAAATTCAATATTGATTGTGACGGGGGAACCGTCTCAGAAGGTATGAGAATTTACGATGTCTTAAGAACTTCCGGTAAAACTTTATTCTGTAATATCGAGGGCGGTTGTCATTCTATGGCAGTAGTTCTCTTGTTGGCCGCTCCTTTAGAAAACAGAACAGCAAACCCAAATTCACGGGCTTTGATTCATGAGGTTCGCGGCGGTTCATGGGATATGCTCAGGGCTGAAGAGATGAGAATTCTTGCCGATGCAATCGAAGTAGAACAGAACGCAATTCTTGACATTTATACAGATCGTACCGGTTACGATCGTGCACAGTTGGAACTTCTTATGAAAGAAGAAAAACAACGCACAGCACAAGAATTGATTAATTACGGATTCATTTCAAAAATAAATATTTACAGTACTAATTTAAAAACCAAAAAACCAATGGCCAAAAATGCTATTACGGTTCAAGAATTATTGAATAAGGCAAAAAAAACCTTAGGCAATATCAAGAACTTATTGGAAGGCGAAACCGAACCTGTTAACCAGGATTGGACGGATGCCGATGGTAAAGTATTGTTCACGTCTGAAGGTGCTGAAGCTGACTTGGTAGTTGGTTGTGTTGCTTCTCCTGATGGAACATACGAATTACCCGATGAACGTACGGTTATTGTATCCGGTGGAGTTGTGACAGAAATCACAGAACCGCAAGCCGATGCAACCGAAGTTGAAAACCTTGAAGCACAAGTAACAGAGTTAACCAATGCTCTTACTGAAGCTCAAAATCTCATTACTGAACTGAGCAATCACGTAACCAGTAATTTTGTTGCAACCCCACGCACTAAAAGCCCGGGTAAACCAGCAAACAAAACCTTAACAGGCGAAGAGTTACGAAACCAAACACGTGAAAAACGTGCTAAAATGAAAGGAGAAACAAAATAATGGCCGCAATTTTAGATTTTAGTCAATTTACCTTCTCCGCTGAAGAAATCAGAGCGGTGAAAGAACTCCTTTGGGATGAAGTAATTCAGGCACCTGAAATTTCTCTGTTACATACCATATTCGAAAACATTGTCTTTGACAAAGAAATCGGATTTATCGGTAAGGGTGGTATGGTTGGAGTTGCTCAACAGGGATGTGATCCAGTTGCACAAGCTTACAACATTGCAACTCGTAAAGTAAAATGGTCTCCAAAAGGTTGGGAAATTTTGATTCATCAATGCCGTACGGATATCGAAGCAACCGCCGCCGTTTACTCAATGAAAACCGGGACTTCTTACGATGACTTCACCTCGAGTGATTATATGGCAATCATCCTTGAAGCTTTGGCAATTTCAGTGAAAGAGTTCATTATGCGTTTGTTTTGGTTCTCTGATATAGCCGCCGATGTTATCGCTAACGGTGGAACGCTAACCGCCGGAACTGATAAGAAGTATTTCAATATCATTGACGGTTTTTGGAAACAGATGTTGACTCAAACAACTGCTAACGCAGCTCAAAAGGTTACAATTGCAGAAAATGCTGGTGCAACCTATGTTCTTCAGGCTTTAGTTCCTGCAAACGTGCGTGATACTTATTTACCTGCATTGGTTTTTGGTGCTGACATGAACTTACGTGGTATGGCTAACGGATTCATTCCTTGTACGCAGTCTTTTTATGATGCTTATCAAAAATCTCTGATGAGTGTTGGTGGTGGAATTGAAGCATTGTATTTGAATCTGATTGGTGGAATCAAAACCCTTTCTTTTAATGGCATTCCATTGCTTCCGATTCCTATCTGGGATGTGATCATACGCACTTCGTACAATACAGGTGCTAAATGGTTGAATCCTCACCGTGCTGTTTATGTAACTAAGGATATCCTTGCAGTAGGGGTTGACTCTTCCAAGTCTTTTGGTGATATCGATGTTTGGTATCAAAAGGATTCCCGAAAGGTAAAAATCGAAGCACAAGGAAAAGCAGATGCCAAACTGT